GGCGGACCTCAGGGTGTGGAGGAAAGAATTTAGGTCAATGTGGTAGAGTTGATAACGCTCGCCTAGGAAAGCCCAGGTGTCTGACGCCGGCGCGCGGATGCGCGAGCTCCCGACGTGGTGTTCGTACTGGACCGTTTCCGCCCCAGGACGGAAAAGGATGACATAGTCCAAGTACTCACGGAGAAACGGGATGTGGCTGCAAGCGGGGAGCATTCCCTTAGCCACACCAACGGCGTCGAAGTCGCCTGCCGTGGTTGTATACGGCAGTCGGGATAACACGCGACCGATCTTCGGGCCCCACACCGTCTCTCCGTTGACGGGGTAGGGGATCGCTTGGCAGAATTCAATGTCGGCCAGGGCGGTTGATGCCCCGTACTCACTGACGCCTCCAAGTTTCGTCATTGTCGCGTGAAACGCTTCTTCGCCCAGCGGCTCGCTGGAGATGCGAAGCCAATCATCTCCATTGAACGCAAGCGCGCTGACTCCGGGCTGTGGTTCCCCAAACACAAGGACAAGCTGGGTGCCGTTTCTCTGGGCACTGTCCAGGGACGTTTCCGTCCCACCCGAGCACAGCACTTCGAATAGCTTGAAGGTGCAGGGGTGACGAACCCCACTGCCTGTGACTTTGGCAGATTTTTTCTGGATCTTGACGTAGTCCACTTCCGTCTTATCCACGGCGGACAACCGGAGGCTCTTGGTGTACCGGAAGGCCGCATGGCGCCGCTTTGACTCAAACCGCTCGTTGTCGCCCCACTCAAACCACACTTTCCCCGTCTGGCGGCGTATAGCCGCCACCTGGTAATCAAACCAGGCCCCAAACATCTCCGCACTCGGCCCGTTGACCCAAACGAATGGGTTCGAGAGGTCGGCTGGTGAGCATTTAGCCCGAAGGCGTTTTGCCATGTGCCAGTCGACCGGGCCGGTGATGAGTTGGCGCTTCTCCTTGAAGGAGATGACGCACCTGGGGGTTAGGGACGCAAGCTCACCCGGCAAGCACATCGCGCTCTTCTCTACTTTGAGCATGATGCGCCCGACCAGGTCGGAGTCTCGCAAACCGTGGACGTTGTAATCGGTCCAGGCCTCCCGGTACAGTCGTTGTAGATTTTCCGGGAAGCGCCGAATCCATTCCTCACGCATCGAATCTGACACGTGGATGGTGGACCCGCGGTGGTGGTGGAACCGGGAGAGAACGGAACGGTGGTTGTTCTTCCCGGTGTTCCATGCGCCGTCCCAGAGATC